ATCCGAGCGGAGAAGTTAACATCGCATTCGGTACAGATACCTATGATTTCTACATTTATAGTGGAGGTGCTTGGTACATTTATAACAACGATTCTTAATAGCTATGCCAACAACAATACCATCAATCACTTCATCCACTCGTCCAGGTAGTCCCTCGGCAGGTGATGCTTACTTTGAAACAGACACGAGAAACTACATCATCTATGACGGCACGAATTGGCGGGTGTATAATAGTGACGGCGTGTCTATAAGTGCTGTATCTAACTCGTTTAGTGCTGAGTTTGACGGCACAGATGATTACATTTCCTTGGGTACTTTATCAGGATTTAATAGTGCAGCGACATTGTCTGTAGGTTTTTGGATTAATTTGAGAGACTACGCTGGATCAACTGTAGAAGTTCCGTTTTCTTCGGGCACAAGTACCAGTAATCGTGTAGCATTTTATTTAAACTCGTCCTCCCAACTTAGATGGGGTATCGATGGTTCAGTTAATAATTGTATACTTAACTTAGCTTCGCCGACAGATTACAGATCAACAGATGCTTGGCATCATGTATTAGGAACTTATAACGGAAGTTCTATTACTTTGTATTTTGACGGTTCACAAGTAGCTACTACCCCCTCTTCAGTCCCTTCCACCACTCAATCAACAGCTGGTAATAATGGTTCTATAGCTAAAGCAGGTTGGGGTACTAATTATTTTGACGGACTGTTAGATAATTTAGCTATTTGGAATGCTTCTTTAGATGGCGATGATGCTTCTAGTTTATACAATAACGGACTGCCAATCGATCCAACATCTAATGCTGGTACTTATGATAAATCAGCAAACCTTACAAATTGGTACAGAATAGGAGAAGGCAATGATACTGTAAGTGGTGGCGGAAGTCCTACAAACGGAGGTACTATAGGCACAGTAGTCAATGCAGAGAATGCTGGTACGAATGACGGAACAGGTAACGGAGGAGCAACATACAGTATTAATAAGCCATGAGAACATATGTAATTATAGACGCATCTGAAGTTAGTTCGGTTGACTTTAGCCAGGTATTACAAGCAGATGCAGATAAACTTCGCTACTCACTAGACGGTACACAAACATTCGTTAAGTACGAAGGCGAACAACCATCCTTTCTGAGCGGTAAGACCGAATACACTCATTCCGAGATGCTCACTATTCTAGCAACTGACGAGTGGACATCTGACGAACCTCCTGGCGAATGATTTACACCGCCATAATAGTATTGGCGTTGTGCATGGCATCGTGCAGTTTGCGCTCTGTCTACCCAACCTTGGGCGGTATAGCTGGAGGTGGAGTAGGTAGTCTAGGTGGCCCAGGTACTGCGGCATTAGGTGCTGGTGCTGGCGTACTAGCTGGCGAGGCACTCAAAAACAAAGATGCCCTTATTGAAGCAGAAGAAAAACTTGATTTACTCACACACGGAGATGTAAGCGAGTTAGTGGCAAAGGGCATGGAGAGCCACAAGTCAGGCTTTGAGGCATTCACATCCTACATCAAAAAGATTCTAATCGGAGCGGCAATACTGCTCGGAGGGTACTTGGGTATCCCCATTTTCGTAGCAAAAAGAACTGCCCGTCAATGCTCTCAAACCGAAGCAATTAAACATCAGACTCGCGCACCATTTCCTGTAAAACCTCCTTCCCGTGAAAAATCTTAAATTACTCGCAGATCAATTCTCAACTCTTTCAAAGAAAGCAAAGATGTTTACTGTTTTAGCTGGCTTGGTCATTGGCATTATAATCCTCGACTGCCTGTTCTAATGGACCGAACCGCATTAGCTGGAGCCGGTGGATCGCTTGCTCGTCTAAGCGGATCTTTCCATGAACTAATCGGAATCATCGCCGGTGCGGTGACGATTATATATATGGCGGTTAAGATTTACCAGGAGGTAAAGAAGAAGTGAGCCGGTATCGTTCATACGGCAAACTAGACGATCCATTCACATCGGAAGGGGATACTTTCTTTCTGCGGATGAATGCCCGTCTACGCCCTAACCAGTTAAAGCCTGGTGAGGTAGCATTGTCGAAGAATGGTCGAATGAATAAGGATGGAACTTGGCAGACTCGCAAAGGGTTATCGACTTTGTTTGGATCGATTACCTCGGGTGAAAATGCGATCCGATTGCCTTACATTATTTTATCGGCCCAACGGCAGAGCAATGTAGTAACCTTAATTTTAAGCACTACACCTTCGCTTTCTTTTATACCTGGTGAAGATTTCCACATCGATGACCTAGATGCATCAGTCGATGGCACTCAAACTTTAGCTTCGGTCAATTTTACAACTAAGACTCTGACTTTTGCCAATAGCGGAGCGGATACCACTTTTACAGTAAAGGGTGAAAGTGTAGGGAATACTTCCGTGGTAGCTTCCGGCACATCCATAGGTACAACTTTAAATTTTACCCTAAACGATAACGGGGTAAACGAAGTATTCGGATCGGCAGTCTTTTCGGATGCCACATCGAATAACGATGATTATATTTTTACCGCTACTGATACCACCTGTATCATTCTGCGTCTGAAAGACTCGGCACTTTTCAAGTGTCGGTATGAGGCTGGAGGGGAATCAGTCGATGGACCGGTTCAAATGACTCAGGGACTCGGAAAGATGTATATCTTTAGGACTCGTCAGACAACTCTCGAGGCCAGCCCCGAGGTTCAGCGAGTGGATATCTCATCGGCATCGCAAAGTGGGCAGACGATAACTGTAAACGCCACGGCACATGGCCGCTCGGCTAATGATTATGTTACTTTAACCGGTCTAGGAAATTGGACTAATAATCCAAATGACTGTTACCAAGTGGCCACTGCATCGACAAATCAGTTTACAGTTACAATGGCAACGAGCCAAAATACGACCTTTAATGTTTCCGGTGCACAGGTAGAATTTTTCTTAGACTTCACTAAAGTGGCAAATGGAACTTATACTGCACCGCTCTACCTGACTGATACCACAACAGTCGCACAGGACGGAGTGGTAACCATGGATATAAATTCTCACGGCCTGTCCGCTGGGGATGATTTAACCATCCAGTCAGGTACAAGCCCATTCGACCTCTTTACGAATCAAAAAACTCGTGTTTCCAATGTCCCGAATGCAAATCAATTTCAGTTTAATTTAGAAGTCGCAAATGTTTCAATTGGCCAGTCTAAAACTTTAACAGTTAATAAACCCCTAGCAGTCGGAAAAGGCTACATTCACCAACCCGCCGCACCTTGGGGAATCGTTCACGAACGAAGGCTTTGGATGCCTTACTGGTACACCTCGGAAACTAATCCTACGGACCGAGGAATAAGGGATGAGATAGTAAGTTCTGACATTATGGATTTTGATACAGTGGATGTGATTGGCAATCAGTTTAGACCCTCTGCCGGGCAAAGCGATTACTTGGTCCAGCTTACTCCATTCACTAAGGATTCGCTCGTAGTATTTAATCGAAAATCGATCCATCTAATGAGTGGGATAAGCGGATCTCTTGCTGATGTTTCGACCAATGTGGTAACCACAGAAATCGGATGCTCGGCAAGAAAGTCAGTAGTCCAGGTAGCAAATCAAATAATGTTTTTATCTGACCAAGGTATCTATTCAGTCGAATTTCTTGACGCTTATAATTTACGGGGAACAGGCACTCCAATCTCGGAAACCATCCAGCCCTTTATCGACCGAATTAATCAGGATTATGTTCATCTGTCTTGTGGAGTTTACTTCGATAATCGTTACTGGCTGGCGTTACCATTAGACATTGTTCCAGGGAGCGGAGATGCAACTAAGCTTAACACTATAATCGTGTACAGCTTCCTTAATGGAGGCTTTGAAAGCATCGACACAGTTAACTCAACCGAGTTTGCGATTCGTGAATTAATAGTCGGCAAAGAAGGTTCGCAGAATGCCCTCTATCTTACCACTGAAGAAGGCGGCATCCACAAAGTCGATGGAGCAGATGGAGGGGATGTGGTAAGTATGTCCGCCGGTCAGGCGGTTCCCGAAACCATCGATGTAGTAAGCCAATGCACCACTCGCCAATACGATGCCGATACTGCCGATAGGAAAATGTTTTCCCGTTCCGAGCTACATATAAAAAGCTCAGATCAAGGACTTTCCGATGGTGATATCAGTTTCATAACTGAAGATCCCGACTCCACATCTTCGGCCACATCGATCTCCACTCTGCTAGGTTCAACTTTACCGGCAAACGAGGATTCCTCAATCCGATTGGGAGTAAGAAAAAGAGGATTCGGAATACAGACAGACTTTAAGCCCACAGTGGGCAGACCATTTTTACGGGCAGTTAAGATAGATGCCCGAGTAACAGACAGAAGCACAACTTCAATTTCATAGGAGAAACATTATGGCAGTATTATCAACAGGACAGAGTTTTGCGAGTGGCGATCAAGTCACCGCACAGAAATTAATTGATATTGTCGGCCAAGCGTATTTTACCTCGGCGGCAGATACGACTGACAATTCGACCCTTACTTTAGGTTCGAGTAAATTAAAAGTTAAGGATGCCGGAATCACAGCGACCCAGTTGGCCACGGATTCCGTCATCACCGCAAAGATTCAAGATGGAGCAGTAACAGCCGCCAAGCTAGATGCTGGAGCAGTAAGTGTTCTCATGCCAACGGCATCAATTATGCCTTACGCCGGTTCATCTGCCCCAACAGGTTATTTATTGTGTGATGGTGCGGCAATTTCACGCTCCACTTATTCGACTCTTTTTGGACTGTTGGCAACCACCTACGGATCGGGAGATGGTTCATCGACTTTCAATATCCCCGACCTTCGAGGCCGAGTAATTGCCGGACAGGATGATATGGGCGGAGCATCTGCTAATCGATTAACTGGTTTAACTGGTGGAGTTGACGGAGATGTTTTAGGCGGATCAGGAGGAGCAGAAACGCACACCCTCAGTACCGCAGAAATGCCCGCTCATACCCACGGATTAATCATTGACTCATCCACATCAGACGATTTCGGGACTTCGGGGGGAAACACAAATAATGTTTGCTCGGGTTCGGGTTCGACCGCTTCAACAGGAGGAGGCGGAGCCCACAACAATGTTCAGCCGACCATCATTTTAAATTACATAATAAAGACTTAATATGGACTTCATAAAAAAATTAATCGGCCCATCGGAAGAGGAAATTGCAGAAGAAGCAGAGATGCGTTTAAATCTAGTACAACAGGCCCAAATAGCTCCCCAGCAAGTAACTCGCTCAAAAGACCCGCTTTCCCACCAATACGGGGACACCCATGTTCAAATGCGTCGGCGTACAAACCCAAGCCATTTTCCCGACACCAACCCCGAGCATTTTAATCAGGATATTTCGCAAGACCAGGTAATAAAATATTTAGCCGAACAATCGCCAAGCGGGGAATCGTTAGCGTACATCAATCCGATCGAACGGGAACTTCTCATGCTCTCCGGTGCAAAGGGTAAAATGACAAAAGATGGAATAGTTTCCTTCGCCCCCGAAGATCCGCTCAAACAGGCGGCCATGCTTCTTAACACAGCCGCACCGGAAGGTGAAGGATTAGCGTACATTAATCAACAAGAAGCACAAATGCTAAAGGATGCCGGTGGAGCGGGTGAACCGGTCAACTCCTCGGGAGTACCTTCCTTCTTCTTGCAGAAACTCTTTGGAGGAGGAAAAGCACCCCCTCCCTTACCCGAATTTAATGTCGGCAAATCTGCCCGAGATTATGTCGGAGCAATGGCCGACTCAGGGCTTCAAGATCAAATGCTTGGGGTACGCCAAAAGTACGACCCACAGTATCAAGATTTACAGATGGGTCTTGCCCAACGAGCCGCCGATCCGATGGCTAGCCTAGCAGAATCGAATGCTATGCGGTCACAGGATTTCGGGGCGAGGATGGCAGAAAGACAGGCGGGGTCAGATATTTCTATGCTTGGTCGATTTGGTGCGGATATGAATCAGGCTTATCGTGCATCCGATCCACTCATGCAAGCTCGTACACAACAAGCTAACCAGTTAGCCGATCAGGCTTTCAATGAAGCACAAATGACTGACCTATCGCCCGAAATGAGACGGCGAGCCACTCAGTCCGCCCGTGAAGGATTAGTGGCGAGGGGTAGGGGGATGGATAATGCGGGCATTGCCGCTGAAGCCATGAGCCGAGAGGATTATTTAAGAGATATTATCGGACAGAATCGCCAACAAGCACAAAGCCTCGGATCTTATGCATCTAATTTAAATAGGCAGACATCAGTCGATCCAATGGCGATGCTTCGAGGTGGACAGAATTATACCGCCCAAGGATTTGGAGAAAGGTCCGCACTTTTCGGAATGCCACAGGAATCAGTAACTCGGATAAATCCCGATGCTGGAGTAAATATTGGTATGCAAGGTTATGCTAATAAAGCGAACTACGACTCAGCAAATTACGCCGCCCGAGAAAATGCGGCGAGCGGAATGGCACAGGGTTTATTTGGTGCGATTGGATCATTAGGCGGTGGATATCTAAGCAGAGGATAAAATTATGGCAATTGGAGATACAGTTCAGGCGGGCTTAATGAAAATCGACACCTCGGCCTATGAAAGGGCGGGACAGGCAAATGCGAATGCAAATATGGCATTCGGCAATGCTCTTAACCAGGTAGCAAAAGGATTCATCGAAGGGCGAGAAAAGAAAGCACGGGCAGAAGAAATGACGGGCTATCTGATGAACCAGGGAGTCTCCGAAAAAGATGCCAAAGCAATCGCCAAGAATCCATTTCTGCAAAAAGAATATCAGCGTAAAAAAGGTGCTGAACAGCAGAT